GCAAATGAATTTATAGAGTTTTTAAAAGATGCAAGATTTGGAGATAGTGTAAAAGCTAGATTCGGTGCTTCTGATGACTTACAAATCTATCACGATGGTTCACACTCATATATTCAAGACGTTGGAACAGGTAGTTTAATTATTGAAGGAAGTGCTGATTTAATATTAAAAGCGACAGGAAGTAATAATTTAATCGTTTGTAATGCTAATGCTGATGTTCAACTAATGCACAATGGAACAGAAAAACTTAAAACTTTAAGTACAGGCGTAACAATCACAGGAACTTTAACAGTTGATGAAATTAATTTAGGAGATAACGAAAAAGTAATTTGGGGTGGTGGTTCAGATTTACAAATATATCACGATGGTTCTGATAATCAGATATTAGCAAATACTGCTGCTCAAGACATAGTTTTTAAAACAACTGTTTCATCTTCTGGAGATACTACAGCTTTAACTATTTCAAGTAATGGAGATTTAAGTACAGGCAGAAATGTAACCATAGCAGGAGACTTAACTGTAAATGGTACAACGACAACAATAAATACTTCAACAATAGCAGTAGAAGATTCAATGATTGAGATGGCTAAAGACAATGCTGCTAACTCACTTGATATTGGAACATACGGAAAATACAATGATGGAACTGCAAGATATATAGGTTTGTTTTCTGATGCTTCAGATTCTAATACTTTCAAATTATTTAAAAATCTTACAGTACAACCAACAACTACAGTAGATACTTCTGACGGAAGTTTTGCTTTAGCTGATTTAGATTTAGCAGCTTTATCTCTTTCAAGTAATATTACTCAAAGTGCAGGTCAAATTATTCCTAATGAAATATCAATGGGAGATGACAAAAAAATTCTTGTAGGAAATGGAGATGATATGCAAATTTATCACGATGCTTCCAATTCTTATATTGATGAAGCAGGAACTGGTAATATATATATTCGTTCTGATGAAAGTATTTTCTTACGTTCAAGAACAGGAAACCAACCTTTTATAAATATGACAAAAGGAGCAGAGGTTTCGCTATACTTTAATGATTCAGAAAAACTACAGACGACAAATACAGGAATTACTGTTTCAGGGGAGGCAACAGTTGGAAATGGCACAGATGGACTTTTACTTTCTTATAGTGGTGGAAATTCAAGTGGAATTATAGATACTGCCGATGATTCTACAGCAGTAGAAATTAGAACAGGTAATGTTCAAAGACTTTCTATTGATTCATCAATAGCAACTTTTGCACAAACACTAAGAGTTAATGGAACTACTACGACAGGAATGGTAATTTAGAAATAGGAACTAATAATGCTACTGTTCTTACAATGACTGGTACTGCTTCAACTTTTGCAGGAAAAATTTATGCTTCTAATGATGATCCTGCGTATTCTTTTGCAAGTGATACAACTACAGGATTATCAAGAACAGGAACTAATCAAATGGCTTTTAAAGTTGGTGGAACTCAAACTTTAGAACTAGCTGCTGATTTATCTGCAACTTTTGCAGGAACAATAACAGGAACTACAGCTACTTTTGTTAAAGACCAAAATGCTGATTCTAAAATTCAGCTTTATAATGCAAATGCAGGAGCAGCAGCCGAAGCTACTATTTATGTAACAAATTCTAGTGCTGCATCTGCTGGATTGTTTTTGGGTACAGCAGGAACAGGCACTACTACAGCAGGTGGTTTTATTCAAGACGGATGTCATATTGGCTCTGGTAGTAATGCAAGTGGTGGTTTATCTATAATGACAAGAGCAGCAGCAGATATGAGATTCTATACAAATGGTCATACTAACGAGAGAATGAGAATTGATGCAGCTAGTGGAGATGTTACTATTATTGCAGGTTATGGAGGAGGTACTTATCCTTTAAGAGTAGGTTATGGTAGCTATGCAAGTTTTACTCCTACTTTTTCTATTGCCGATACAGGGAATGTAAAAATAGGAACTGCAACAACTATAACTCCTGCTACTCAAGCAGATGATTTAGTTATTGATAATGGTGCAACTGAATCTGGAATAACTATAGTTTCAACTTCAGCAGGTGGGATAAGATTTGGAGATGCTGCTAGTGCTTCAATAGGCTCTATAGAATATGGACATTCTAGTAATACGATGAGTTTTGGTACTAATGGTTCAACTGCTTTAACTATTAATTCTGCTGGAAATTTGGGATTGGGAACGACTGATCCTACAAGCGATGCAATCGTAAGACTTATAGAAATTGAAAATGCCACTAGTGCAGGGATTGCTTTTGATGCAACTGGTGCAAGAAAATTCTCATTGTATAGTAGTTCATCAAGCACTTTTGCATTAAGAGATGAAACAGCAGGAGCAAATAGATTAATAGTAGCAGCAGGAGGTGAAATTGGAATTGGTGGTGCTCCAGTAACAAGTAGAACATTATCAATTTATAACACTTCAGCAAATAATGAACTAGAATTTCAAGGTACTGATTATACAAATATTTATTCACAAACCACAAGTCAAATGGCTCTTGAAGTTTTAGGAGCAGGAGGTACTTTAAAATTAGCAACAACTGGAGGTCATATGACTATTGATGCAGATGGGAACGCAGGTATAGGTAATGGTTTTAATAACACAAATGCTGAAAGATGGCAATTTTTATCTAAACCTACTTCTGGTGGTGCTTGTGCTTCTAATGGAGGTTCGGGATATTTTGCTTTCGGAGATGGTTATAGCACAGACGATGCTATATTAATGGTAAGAAATGATGGTGATAGAGGATCAAAAGGACACGCTTCTGGTTCTTCTTTATTTAAAGCAGAATTTAATGATGGGAATACTGCTATGGACATTAATAAAGATGGAACAGTAATGTTTGGAAAAACAAACGCTAATGTAGACACAGTAGGACATAGATTTGATTCAGATGGAGCATCTTATACTTCTATTACAACCAGTGATGGAACACATTATGTGAGAGATACTACTACTTCGTTATATAGATTTTATGTAACTGGTGGAGGTGTTATATATGCCACAAACACTTCAATAAGTTCTATTTCTGATGTTACTTTAAAAGAAAATATAAAACCTTTAGAAACAGGTTTAGATGAAATACTGAAATTACAACCAAGAAGATTTGACTGGAAAAATGGAGATGGCAAAAATATAGCAGGATTTGTTGCTCAAGAAGTTGAAGAAGTTTTGCCTGATTTAGTTAGTGATGCTAAATATACAGATGAGGAAACAAAGAAATCATTAAAAATGGGAGATATGATTCCAACTTTAGTTAAAGCTGTACAAGAACTTAAAGCAGAGGTAGATGAACTAAAAAAGAATTGTAATTGCAAATAATATACTATATTTGTTTTTATTAATATAAATTTTAAAAAATGAGCAAAATAAGTAAAGAAGAACTCAAAGAGTTACAAGGACAAGAACAAAAAAAGAACGCTATAAAACACGACTTAGGTCTTTTAGAAACACAGAAGCATAGCTTATTGCACGTTTGGGCAGATATTATTACTCAACAAGAAGGTGCTAAAAAAGAGCTAGAAGAAAAATATGGAAAGGTAAATATAAACCTTGAAGATGGCTCTTATGAAAAAATAGAAGAACCAAAAGAAAATGAATCTAAGGACTAATATATTAAATGTGGGTATAACTGATTTAAAAATTTATAGTTTAAACGCTACTATACTTGGCATTAGTTTTACCGACATTGATATAATGTTAAAGATTTTATTAGTTTTAATTTCAATAGGATATACTGGTCATAAATGGTTTTTAATGTATGAAAAAAACAAAAGCAAAAGTAAGTAAAAATATAAGCGAAAATATTTCGTTTAAAGAAGCTACATACTCTGAAACAGCTAAGAGGTTAAAAATAAAAAACGAACCTTCAGAAACTCATATTAAAAATATGAAAATAATAGCAGAAAAATGTTTCCAGCCTTTAAGAGAATGGGCAGATCATCCTATTAGAATTAACTCAATGTATAGGTGTGGGGAGCTTTGTGAAGCAATTAAATCAAGTAAAAACTCTCAGCATACTAAAGGACAAGCTATTGACTTGTCTAGTTTAGGAGAAAAAACAAATGGAGAATTATTTGAATGGATTAAAGAAAACCTAGATTTTGACCAAATGATATGGGAGTTTGGAAATGATGAAAGTCCTAAATGGATTCATATATCTTATGTAAATAAAAAATCTAACAGAAATAGAATACTAAGAGCAAAATACAAAGGCAGCTTCGTTACTTATCATATAATATGATTAAAAGATATGAAGTTGCTATAATAGACAGGTCGCTTGAATGTTTCCCTTTTATTATAGGATTTTCAGTTCATCCAAAAGACGAAAAGGATGATTTTTTAGAAATCAATTTTTATATATTTTTTATCGTATTACATATTAAAATATTTTATTAAATGCCAATACCAAAAGTCAATTCAGGAGAAAAACAATCTGATTATATGCTTAAATGCGTACCAGAACTTATGAAATACCATCCTAAAGAAGAAGCTATTGCTATTTGCTACCAAACTTATAAAGACAAAAAATAATGCCAATAGACAAAAAAATAGAAATAGATATTGATGGAGATTCTAAACCAGACATAAAAATAGATTTTAAGACCTTAGCAATTTGTACTGGGTTTATTGTATCTGGAGCAATGAGTTATCAAAATCTAAAATCCGAAATAGAAATAGCTAAAGAGCTTCCTATAATTGAAATTCAACAAGACGAAGTGGTAAATCAAAAAATACAATTTTTACAATTAGAAATAGATAATTTACAAGAGCAGGTAAAAGACTTAGAAAAAAAAGTATATAAAAAATGAATCAAAGTAAACTGCCTGTAGAGTTAGATGAGAAAACTATTAAACAACAAATAGCAACTGGTCAGACTATAAGTAAAATAAACACGCTAATGGATATAGCTGAAGGTTTAAACGGTGGTACTTGGGATGGTGTTCAAAGGCTTAATTTATTAATTAGCGTAGAAAATAAACTTTTTGACTTAATAGACGAATTATGATAATTGAAACATTTTTGATGTTAATTTGTGCTACTTTAATTTTAGTTGCGTTACATCATTATATGAGAGACGATATATGAATATATTAGCAAAAATATTTGGAAATACTGGAGTTGGAATAGCTGAAAAAATATCAGGTATTGTAGATAAATTCGTACATACAAAACAGGAGAAAGCAGAGTTTCAAAAAGAAATGGATCAAATTTGGATTGAAGCTGAAGCTGATATGCAGAAGAATGTTACTGAAAGGTGGGGTATGGATTCACAGGTTCATTCTAGTTGGTTAGCTAAAAACGTAAGACCTATGGTTTTATTAATTTTAGTTATTTCTACAATATTAATGGTATTTATAGATGCAGGATGGATAAGTTTTGATTTAAAAGATTCGCATACGGATTTACTTCAGATAGTTTTATTAACTTGTATTGGAGCTTATTTTGGCGGAAGATCATTTGAGAAGGTAAAAAAGAATGGCTAGAAGATATATAACTCCAGCTTACATACATAAACCGAAAAAAAAACGACCTAATATACATAGCAAAAATAGAAACACAAATCAAAAAAATGGAAAATACTACACAGGAACAAAATACAAAGGACAAGGCAGATGAAATATTCTTAGATATTAAGAATCGTCAGAAGTATGAAGAAAAAACAATTTGTAAAATAGACGATGAAGATTGTCTTTGCTGTGGTAGTTAAAAAAAAATTTATATATTTGCTAAATAGTTGAACATCTATACAAGGTTCTAAACTTCAGTAACTACGACTGTTGGATCAGGTAAATTAAATAGTTTCTTTTTATGGGGGGGTTTTTCTTTTCTTTTTCTTTTTTGTCCTTTTTTCTTTTTCTTTTCTTTATATATTAAAATATTTGTTAATAATCGTTATATTTATGAAACAATTTATATTGTATATGGATTTTAAGACAGAAACAATAGACAAAATATTAAACTATAAGTCTGTATCTAAAAAAGACAAAATATCTAGAATGTTAGAAATAGATGCTATTATGTATTGTAATTTAGGAATAGATAGTTCCTTAAATGCTAAACGTAGAGTTAAAAAAAATAGCAGATATATTTATAAAGCTATCTCTAAATTAAATAAAGAGTTAGGTACTAAATTTCTAATATATCAAGATAAATAAATGGCTAGAAAAATAACTAGAAGAAACCTAGTAAAAAAGTTAGATACAATATTTAGTGAATATATCAGACGTAAACATTCCGATAAAAACGGAATAGTTAAATGTTACACTTGTAACAAAAAAGCATACTGGAAAGGAGAAGGTATGCAGAATGGACATTTTATTTCCAGATATTCTAGAATACTTCGTTGGGATGAAAATAATTGCAGACCTCAATGTTATGCTTGTAACTGTATGAGGTATGGTCAGAACTATATATTTGCGATGAATCTTAATAAAGAATTTGGGTACGACATAGCTTCAGAACTTTTAATTAAATCAAAACAAATTTCTAAGTTATCAAACGATGAGATGATTTCGTTAATAAATAAATATAAAAATTTAGTAGAAGAATTAAATAAATAATTATTTTTGAGCAGTTCTGTTCAATTTGTCTTTGGGAAAAGAGGGTTAATTTAGGTTAGCTCTTTTTTTTGTCTAGAATTAGGATATAAACAAATAATTTAATATCTTAGCCTTTATGAATACAGAACTATTAGTAAGACAACAATTTATCAAGGATAATATTGATGTCAATTTAGACAAAGACACGCTTTTAAAAGAAGCACAATGGCAGGTTACTTTTTACGAAAAAGAAGTAATCAGGTCATACGAAAAATTAGAGTTAGCTAAGTTAGCTCTTAAACAATTAGAATCAGGTTATGAAGCACAATTACAATAACCTAATGGTCGCATATTATAAAGACAGAATTGATGCTCTAGTCAGAAAAATAAATAAGCTAGAGTTTCTCTTAGAATTTAAACAATCAGAAATACAAAAATTAAAAAATGGAACAATCGTTAAATGACAAGTTAGGCATAATTCAAACAGAATTAAAGTCTAAAAAATCTAGGTATAATTCTTTTGGCAAATATTATTTTAGGTCAGCAGAAGATATACTTGAAGCAATTAAACCTTTTCTTATTCCGATGAATTTATCAGTAAGAATAACGGAAGAATTAATTGCAGAAACTACAATTAAATCAACTGCTGTAATAACAGATGGTTTAAGTAGGTATAAAGCAACTGCAATAGTTGGAGTAGATATGAATCAAAAGGGGATGCAAACTCCTCAAAAGTTTGGTACTGCTTCTAGCTATGGAAAAAAGTATGCTTTAGGAAATCTATTTTTAATAGATGATACTCAAGATAGTGATGCTTTAAACACTCACGATAACAAACCTAAATTATTAGCAAACACTCCTCAGCACAAAAAAGTTTTGGAAGGTTTAAAAAATGGTTATAAGTTAGATGACGTGAGACAAAAGTATTTATTAACTTCAGAGATGGAAATAGAATTAAATAATGTTTTAGAAAAATTAAATGTAAAATTATGAGTTTATTAATTAATGCGAGTATAGCTGTGGACAAATTACCAAAAGAAAAATTTGTTAAAGCTAAAAATGGTAGGGTTTATTATCAGATGACAATATCTGTAAATGACCAGTCTAGATTTGGAAACAACGTCTGGATATATGATTCTCAATCTAAAGAAGAAAGAGAAGCAAAAAAGAACAAACATACACTCGGAAATGGAGCTGTAGTTTGGACAGATGGTAATGTAGTAGTAGCAGAGAAGGATGAAAAGAAAAATACAGATCACATTGTTGCTGGAACTGAAGATGCTTACAAGAAAGAGGATTTACCATTTTAAAAAAAGTTACGGATTTCTTCCGTTGAGTTCACGTAACTAAAATTAGGGGGTAAAGGTATAAGTATCTTTCCCTCTTTTTTTTTATATTTATCCAATGACAAAAAACCTAACTAAACTACTCCATCAATTAGAGAGAGAATGTTTCGTAGATACCTCTCAAGAATTATCTTATCCTCCAGTAGCTTTATCGTTAGGAGAAAAATTACTTAAATCAAAACAAGGAGATCAATTAGTTCCTGTGCCTATTGGTACTTATGGAAATATATCAGTAGTTCATTCTATTCCAAAAACAAAGAAAACTTTTTTTATATCTTTGTTAGGTTCTGTATATTTATCAGGACAAAACAATTTTGGAGGTAACATTAAAGGACATAGAAACGGAAGATGTTTGTTACACATAGATACTGAGCAGGGTAAGTGGCATTGTCAGAGAACTTTTAAAAGAGTTTTAGATATGAATAAAGACGTTCCAAATGGATGTTATCATACCTACGCTTTAAGACCACTTAATTCAAAGACAAGAATAGAATTTATTGAATATTGTTTAAAGACAAAAAAGAACTGTGGGTTTTTAATAATTGATGGTATTGCTGATTTATGTAATGATGTAAATAATATAGAAGAATCAAATATGGTCGTTCAAAAATTAATGAGCTGGTCAGCAGATTTTAATATTCACATTTGCACAGTAATACATAGCAATTATGGAACAGATAAAATGACTGGGCATTTAGGTTCTAACTTAATGAAAAAAGTTGAAACAGAAATAGCCTTAGAAAAAAACAATGTAAACAAAGACTGGATAACCGTTAAATGTAAAAGAAGTAGGGGTTATCCTTTTGAGACATTTAGTTTTAAAGTAAATGAACTAGGACTACCAGAAATAGTTGGGGATTTATATGATCCTTTAAACGGTAGTTATGGAAGTAAAAAAAACGATGGAAAAGTTATTTGAAAAGAATAACGACTGGATTGATATTTGTAAGTCTTTTGGACTAGACGAACCAACTTCTCAAGATTTGGTTCAAGAAATGTATATTAAAATTCAATTAAAGTTAGAGGGTGGATTAGATATATCTTATGGAAAATCTGACATAAATACTTATTATATTTTTAAAACTCTTAGAAATTTATTCTACGATTTAAAAAGAAAAGGCAAAAACATAATACGAGTAGGAACAGAATCCTTAAAGGCAAAAGAAGGAGACGTAGATTATACAGCCAAATATAAATTGGTTCAGGAAGAATTAGAGAAGATGTACTGGTATGACCGTAAGGTTTTTGATATTATTAATTCTGGAGAATCTATTGCAGAATTATCTAGAAAATCTGGAATACAATACTATTCTCTTTATAATACTTATAGAAAAGTTAAAAAAAGATTAAAAGATTTATTATGAAATTAGGAAACTTAGTAGAAAAAATAACTACATATACAGGAATAAAATGGATAGTAAAAAAGATTTGGGGAGACGATTGTGGATGTGATGAAAGAAAAGAAAATCTAAATAAGATAAAAATAAAAAGATGGTAAAATTAAATAAACAAGATTATGAAAGATGGAGTAAATTTAGAATGGGTAAGAAGTCAAACATATCCAGACAAGAACTGGAAATGGTCAGCGACTTTCACTCACGATATTACGATGGTGGACATAAATATTTTATACCTTGCACCTGTTCGCCAAAAACAATAAATCAATGGATTGCTGATTTAAACAAGATATGGGAAAATGGCTCTGAGTAAAATACACAAATTAGAGAAGGCAGTTATAATGGTTCTTAATATTGATGGATGGTCTCTGAAACATACTGGAGACACTTACGAACATTATGACGCTATTGGATTAACTCCTAAAGGAAAAAAATGTGTTATAGAAATGAAATTCAGAACTAAGTATTACGAAGAAAAAATGATAGAAAAATATAAGTTTGATGAGTTAATGAAATTACCTGAAGATGTAACTAAGTTATATTTTATTAATGATCCTAAAGGAAACTTTATGTATTGGTTAGATAACTTAAAAATGCCAGAACCTACTACCTTATATTGTCCTGATACTACGATATGGACTAAAACACGACTAGACAAAGAAGTCTATCTCTTAAAGGAAAATCAAGCCAGTAGAATAAATCTTAATTCTACTTATTAAATATTTGTTAATAAATTACTATATTTGTATAATGATATTATTAATTGATGCAGACAGTTTAGTCTTTGCAAGTTGCTATAAGACTAAAAAAGAAGGCGAAGTATTAGAAGATATTTACCATAGAAATATTGAAGATGCTATTGATAAATTTGATGAACAGTATATGAAAATAGTAAACGACTTAGATGATATTTATAATGTTACTAAGGTAGTTACTTTTAATGGCAGTAAAGGAAACTTCAGAAAAAAAATAACTCCTACTTACAAAGCAAATAGAAAAGGTCAGGAATTACCACCTTTATTATTTGAAATGCACCAATACGTTAAAGATAGTTATGATAGTATTTATGGATATGGAATAGAAACAGACGATTTAGTAGCTACTTATTGGCAAGATTTAACGGATGAGAAAGGTAGAGAAAATGTAATGATTGTTAGTATTGATAAAGACTACCGACAGTTTCCAGCTTTAATTTATAACTATCATTATAACCATAGAGAGGTATTAGATATAACTCCAGAACAATCTCTTTATAATTTCTACGAACAATGTATCACAGGAGATTCTGCTGATAATGTCAATTACTTTAAAGGAAAAGGAAAAAAGTTTTCTGAAAAATATTTTAAAAATTGTAGAACTAAATATCAATATACAAGAAAACTATACGAATTATTTAAACAACAATATAAAGGCAAAGCAAGACAGAAATATGTTGAATGTTATAACTTACTTAAATTAAGAACACAATGAATTTAAAGCCTATTGAAATAGCAGATAAAATTAAACAGTTATCTGGTATAAATATATTTGAGAATACAAGAAAAAGACCAGTTGTAGAAATGAGGTCTTTACTTTGTTATTTGCTTAGAGAAAAACTAGGAATGAGATGGACTAATATAGCTTTGTTTTTTAGATCACAGGGAAAACCAATAAACCACGCTACGGTAATCCATAGTAAAAAGTTGTATAAACTTTATAAAAAAACAAATAAAAGATTAGATGAAATTGAAAAAATATTTTCTTTTAGAAGTGATTTGTCAGTAGATGAAATAGATAGGGTTCACTATTTAGAAAACAAATGTAGAAACCTACAACAAAGACTAGAAAATCCTTTGGTTAAATTGGTTATTGATATTCCACTACAAAAACACGACAAAGCAAAACACGACATAGAAAGACTTATAAAAAGCTGGGAATGGAAAGACAAAGTATTAGTAGAGATGCCTAAAGGCAAACTAAGCACAGCAGAAAAAACCTTACTACAAGATGGATAAAGATATTCTATTAGTTTTACTTAGGTTAATTCTAAAAGACTTTAAAAGAAGATGTGAACAAACCTACGATGAATACGAAGCTGATAAATGGTCAGAAAACCATAAACAGATAAATAAGATCATAAGACAAATAAAACAAGGAGGAATAAAATAATGGAAACGAACAAAGACAAAAGAAAACAAATCCCTATATATACTGGAGTATTAAAATACTTTCCAGATGCAATAGCAGAAATAGCTAAAGTATCTTATATAGGAAATCAACAACATCATCCTAACAAGCCTTTACATTGGGATAGAGCTAAAAGCACAGATGAATTAGATGCTCTTATGAGACATCTTTTAGAGATAGGTAAAACAGATTCTGATGGAATGAGACATACTGCAAAAGTAGCTTGGAGAGCTTTAGCTTATTTACAAAAAGAATTAGAAAATGATATACAATAAGGATTGTATGGAAGCTATGAAAGATATGTCAGATAATCAATTTGACTTGGCTATTGTTGATCCACCTTATGGTAAAAAACCAAGTAGAAATAAAAATGGTTTAGGTGTGGCAAGAAGAAATTTTGAAAGTGGATGTGATAATTGGGATATAAAACCAAATAAAAAATATTTTAAAGAATTATTTAGAATTAGTACAAACCAAATTATTTGGGGAGGAAATTATTTTATTGAGAATTTATATAGCAGCAATAGTTTTATAGTTTGGGATAAAAAAAGAATAGGTAATATATACGCAAATTGTGAAATGGCTTGGACATCTTTTAATTCAGTAGCTAAAATATATAAATTTCAATGGCACGGAATGTTGCAAGAAGATATGAAAAATAAGGAAGTTAGAATACATCCAACACAAAAACCAGTTAAACTATATGAATGGTTATTAATAAATTACGCTACAGAAGGAGATAAAATATTAGATACTCATTTAGGTTCTGGTAGTATTGCAATCGCTTGTCATAATCTTAGATATGATTTTACAGGCTACGAAATAGACAAAGATTATTTTGAAGCAGCAAAGAAACGAATAGAACAACATACAAGCCAATTAAGGTTATTATGAAAAGAATATTAAATAAAATAGTTAAATATATCAGGTGGTTATATAGACCTAAATGGATTTGGTTAAAAGTTCCTATTGAATATGAATCTCAAAAAGAACGTACTGAATGTCTTAATAAGACAGAAAAACATATTTTAGATAAGACAAAAATTATTTATTAACTTACGTTATATACTTGAATAATCAAGTTTTTTCAAGATATGTATATAAATAGATTATCTTCATTTAAAAAATATATTAAGAAAACGCTTAACATAAGTTTTAAAAAATTAAATAAATTATGGGTACTTACGGTGGTAAAAGACAAGGAGCAGGAAGAAAATCAAAAAGCGAAGAAGTCCAACTAATAGAGAAACTTACTCCATTAGAGCCTTTAGCGTTTGAAGCATTAGAGCAAGGCTTAAAGAATAAAGACTTTAAGTATGTTCAGCTCTATTATAATTACTTTGCAGGTAAACCAAAAGAAACTAAGGATATTAGTATAAATGAAGACAAGCCTTTATTTATAGATTAATATGAAGTTTACAAAAACCTTAGCTCTAAAAAAACTAAGAAAGCTAGATAAAAGAATAAGGATAATAAGAGGGGGTTCTTCAGCAGGTAAAACAATAGCTATATTACTTATCTTAATTGACTATGCAGTATCTAATAAAGGAAAAGAAATAAGCGTAGTATCTGAAACCATACCACATCTACGTAGAGGTGCTTTAAAGGACTTCTTAAACATCTTAAAGGCTCTTAATAGGTATGATGAAAGGAAGTATAATAAAAGCACTTTAAAATACGAATTTAGTAATGGCTCATATTTAGAGTTTTTTTCAACTGACCAACCTGATAGATTAAGAGGAGCAAGACGTACAGATTTATTTATTAACGAATGTTCAAATATAAGTTTTGATGCTTACCAAGAATTAAGTATTAGAACCTCTGGTAATATATGGCTTGACTATAATCCAGCTAATTTGTTTTGGGTAGATAAAGAATTAGTAGGGCAACAAGATACAGACTTTATTACTTTAACCTATAAAGATAATGAGAGCCTTCCTGAAACAATAGTTAAAGAAATAGAGAAAGCAAAAGAGAAAGCAAAGACATCAACATACTGGGCAAACTGGTGGAAAGTATATGGTCTAGGACAAATAGGTAGCTTAGAGGGTGTTTGTATTCCAGACTGGAAACCTTTAGATAATATACCTTATGATGCTAGGCTACTTTGTGGAGGGTTAGATTTTGGTTATTCAGTTGATTTTTCTGCTTACATACGTTTATATAAATGGAACGAATCCTATATATATGATGAAGTCTTATATCGTAAGGGTATGTTAAATAGAGATTTAAGTTTATTCTTTAAAAGCAATAACATAATAGAACATATTTACGCTGATTCAGCAGAGCCTAAATCTATAAGTGAAATAAGAGCTTATGGTCATTCAATATCTGGAGTTACAAAAGGGAGAGATTCCATAGTATATGGATTAAACCTAATAAATCAAAATGAGATATATGTAACATCAAGATCAAAGAATCTAATTAAAGAACTTCAAGGATATATCTGGTCAAAAGACAAAGAAGGAAACGATACACAAAAACCAACTGGAGTTCATCCTGATTGTATTGATGCTGCTAGGTATGCTTTGATGATGCAACTAGAAACGCCTAATAAAGGCACATATTACGTATCTTAAAATAAGTTATTAAATATTTTGTTTATATCATTATAATTGTTTTACTTTGTTATGTCATTAGACACAGAACTAAAATTACTAAAATGAAAAACTTTTATAAACAAATTGAAGATGAAACCAAACTTAAAGGCTCAGTAGATTTCCAAGTAAAGGGAAATAAATTTAGAACTTTTATAGATTGGGAAAAAGACTTCTGTTTAACATATTATAGCAAAAGTGGCGATAATGCTTGGTGTGTACAAAACGCAGATGGGTTAGAGCATAAATTAAATAAAATAATAAATCAATAAAAAATAAGGGGAGGGTAAAACCCCCCTTTTTAAAAAAGATATTATGAAAAAAGAATTAATAGAAGGAATACTGTTTATGATACTATGGACAGTATTCGCTTGGTTAAGTTTAACTATAAGTGCTTTCTTATGATTAAGGCAACTTTAAAATTCAGAGACAAACTAGCTAGAGATAAATACTTCAATAGAGAGTTCAACGATAAAAAGCATATAGATAATTTTATCAATTATGCAAATAGAGAATGGGGTTACTTATTAGATGAAATCTGGTATGAATAAGATATATAAAGTAGAATACTGGTTTCACGATAATAACGAAATGCACGATTACGATAGAATAGCTATTGAAGCTAAAAGCGAAAACGAAGCTATTGAAAAAGCTAAAGAATCGTATAATGTACCTATAGATGCTAGAGGGTTTAGAATAATTTATTAACTTAGTATATGGACAAAATTGAGAACTTACACGACCTTGAATATATGGGCAATATTCAGTTGTGCTTAGAATTGTCTCTTAAATGGAGCAAACTAAGACCAGAAAACAAAGAAGTAAAAGCGTTAAGCAGAGCTATTGTGGATATATCTTTTTACGTTATGAGAATCTCAAAAGACTTAGAAAAGTATAAAGATTCAATTTCTGATTATAGATATAACCAAAATAAAGCCTTACTAGAATTAAAAGAAATTAAAGACAAATACGATAACTTAAAAAAAACTGAGCTAAACGCAACATAGAATATAGAGTTTTTCATAGATTGTTAGTTAGTTAATTTAGTTAGTTTAGTTTGGATAAAGGTGGACAGATGAGCAGTTTCCTAAGTGGTTTAATGCTTATTTTGTCTGCCTTTTTTATTGTAATAAAATGTTTAATTAAATACGTTATAATATTATGAAACTTAAATTAGAAGTTCCTGCAAGTTTAAATGATGTTAGTTTAAGAGATTATAAACACTATCTTAAAATACAGGACAATAATAAAGATGATAAGTTTCTGGCTGCTAAGATGATTGAGATATTCTGTAATGCTCCATTAAAAGAAGTATTAAGAATGAAGCTAAAAGATACAGAGAAGATATGTAAAATGTTAGAAGAAGTATTCAAATCAAAACCTAAGCTAGTCAGAAAATTTAAAGTAGGAAAAACACAATACGGATTTCATCCATCTTTAGATGAGTTAAGTTTGGGAGAGTATATTGACTTAGATACATATATAGGAGACTGGGATAATATTGAAAAGGCAATGAATGTTTTATATAGACCTATAAAGCATAAATTTCAAGATAAGTATTCTGTAAAAGAATATAACGTAAAGATAGACGATAGTTTACTAGAGATGCCAATGTCAGCAGTAACAAGCTCTATTTTTTTTTTATTCAATTTAGGGATAGACTTGTCGCAAACTATGGTGAACTCTTTGGGAAAAAAGAAGAACATAACCTTGATAGAATCTCAAATTTTGGAAGGAAGTGGGGTTGGTATCAATCAATTTACGAACTCGCTAAAGGAGATATTACAAGATTTGAAAATATCACAGAGCTAGGCGTTCATAAATGTTTTATGATGTTAAGTTATATGAAAGACAAAAACGAGCTGGAAGCAGCACAAATTAAAAAACGAATTAAATGAGCAATCAAGGAATAAGAGGTTTTTATCAGGTTACTGAAATTGTTAAAGATCAGTTACTAGAAGATATAAATATCAAGACAGTAACTACTGGCGATATATCAGATGTAAACCTTAGAAAACAAGACATATTTCCAATGGCTCATATTATAGTTAATAGTGTAACAGTTGGAGAGCAAACTCTAAGTTTTAATTTAAGCGTCTTGGCTATGGATATTGTAAACAGGTCTAAAGCTGAAGTTACTGACTTATTTACAGGAGATAATAATGTTCAAGATATTCTAAATACACAGCTAGGCGTTCTTAATAAACTTATTCAAGTATTAAGACGAGGTGGTTTATATACAGCAACTTCAGCAATAAGTCCAAATAATCCTTATCAACTAGAAGGCGATCCTACCTTAGAAGCATTTTTAGATAGGTTTGATAATGAGTTAGCAGGATGGACAGCTACTCTAGATATTACAATTTATAATGATATAACTATTTGTTAATGGAATTTAAAGAAATAAAAAAAACACTAACTCAATATGCTAAATATGTTATTCAGCAATCTAGAAGTAATCTTACTAAAGGAAAACATAATTCTACAAAGGAATTATATAGGTCTTTAGGTTTTGAACTAGACCAAGAAAAAAATGCTTTTTTACTTGAGTTCTTAATGGAGGATTATGGAGCTTTTCAAGACAAGGGAGTTAGTGGTATTAAATCTAGTTATACTAGAAAAGGTACTTCTGTTTTTAATAAAAATTTTAAGTATGGAAGTGGTACAGGAAAAAAAGGTGGATTAACAAAAGGAATAGATAAATGGTTAAGAAGTAAAAAGTTTCAATGGAGAAATAAAAAAACAGGCAGGTTTATGAGTTATCAATCAATGAGGTATATTATAGTTAGAAGCATATATAATAAAGGTTTAAGACAAACTCTTTTCTTTTCTAATCCCTTTAACAAAGGATTACAAAAATACGGAAATGAATTAGTAAACGCTTTTGCTTTAGATTTAGAGAATAGTTTAATGTTAGGAACAAAAAAATAAGAGATGGCAATAATACCTTTAAGAAGTCCAAGATATGAAATACTAACTACTCCTTCAGGAGCTGTAAGTGCGAAGCTAGAATTAACTATTGATAGCACCTTACGCTATACTATTACTAAATCTTGTACTGCTGGAGAAACGGTTACTTTTGAAATAGCAGAATTATGTAGAGATTATATAACTCCTGCTATGTACACATCTGGAAACTTTGCATTAAGTACACTTTCTAAAATAGACATTTCAAGAGTTATTACTTTTTATGATGGTGCAAATGCATCTGGTAGTGTTGTGGCTGGTGGAAATACCGTTGCCTACGATGGCTTTGATGGTTATGGAGAATATATGGATGGTGCTAATTATGAAATACCAGAAGGTGCAACAAATGCTTTTTTATTAAGTAAAAATCCTAGCGACAGTTATGAGATTTTTTTACCAATAGGACATAGTGAACAATTAATAGCACTCAATACAAGTGAAGAAAAAGTTTCTGTCAGTGTGGGTTCTACGGACACTTCCGAAACTTATAGAAGTTCAACTTGTACGGTTAATAGAATAGATTGCTCTAAATATAGTCCTACGAGAATATGGTTTGTAAATAAATTTGGAGCTATTCAGTCTTTATATTTCTTTACAAAAGAAGTAGAAGTTTTAAATACTAACCAAGAAACATATCAAAGAAATACAATAGATACAAGTACAACGACAGCTAGTTATTTTAGACCTGCTGATTCAGGTAATCCAACATATCCACATCCAATAACCACATTTACAAAAAATGGAAAAAAGAGTTATTCTTTAAGTTCTGGTTATTATCCTGAATGGGCAAATGTTTATTTTGAACAGTTAATGTTATCAGAATATATATGGATAAAAGAGACAGTAGGAAGTGCTGCTAAGCCTTTAGCAGTTCAATTAAAGACAAGTTCAATGACTTATAAGACTTCTTTAAATGATAGGCTTATAGAATATACTATGGATTTTGAAGAATCATTTGACCATATTAATAATGTCAGATAATGCAAAAATTACAACTGTATATAAGTGGAACTAGAGTAGATTTATTCAAAGATGAAAGCGTTTCAATGACGCAATCCATTCAAAATGTAAAAGACATATCAAAAATCTTTACAGAATTCACTAAGACATTTACTATTCCTGCTTCTAAAACTAATAATATCCTTTTTAAACATTATTATAACTTTGATATTACAGGTGGATTTGATGCTAGAAATAAGGTAGCTGGAGAAATACAATTAAATGATATTCCTTTTAAAACTGGTTTTGTAAAACTAGAAGGAGTTGAAATGAAAAAAAATAAAGCGTATGGTTATAAAGTAACATTCTTTGGAGATACGGTAAGTCTAAAAGACTTATTAGGAGACGATCAGCTTTCTTCTTTAAGTTCTTTAAATACTTATAATCTTACTTATAATTATACTAATGTTGCTTCTAAATTAACAAACACATCTGGAACTGATCCTATTATATGTCCTTTAATAACTCATACTAGACAATTATATTATGATACTTCTACTGCTGGAGAGGGTAATTTATATAAGCCTTCAAGTGGATATTTAACTTCAACTAATGGTGTTTACTGGTCAGACTTAAAATACGCTATAAGATTGCAGGAAATAATTGACGCTATAGAAAGCCAATATTCAATTACGTTTTCTAGTGATTTCTTTAATGACGCTACAAATGCTCCATTTTACAATTTATATATGTGGTTACATAGAAAAAAAGGAGACGTTGAACCAGCTACTCAGGTAACGGAAACCTATCAGCAAGTTAGTAGCTTTACAGCTTATAGCACTCCTAGTCCAGAAACAAGTATGGTAACTGGAGCTTTAATTATTCCTAGTTCGTTGGTTACATCGCCAAACTTTTTAAATGGTAATGATTTAAGTTTTATTCCTAATAGTTCTTACACTTCAACTGCTTATAATATTAGAGTTTTTAGAAATGGTAGTTTGTTTTATCAAGGAACTAATTTGACAGGAACTACAATTTTAACCAGCACTCAATTAGGGTATTTAGGAGCAGGAAATTATACTGTTTCTGTTTCTTCAGCTACAAGTGCTACTTCATTTTTTGATGCTGGAGATATAAGATGGGCATTAACAGGACAAAAAGGAGAATCAGTATCTAGCTGGTCTGACGAATGGAGAAGCTCCTCTGCTCAAGCAACTTCAGCAGATTTTGAATTTGTAATAACTGAGCAATTACCTAAAATGAAAATTATAGATTTTTTGACAGGATTATTTAAGGCATTTAATTTAACTGCTTATGTTGATGTTACTGGAACTATTGTAGTTAGAACTTTAGATAGTTATTATACAGCTTCTTCTGTAGTATGGGATGTAGATGATTATGTAGATATTTCAAAAGGAACAGTAGATGTAGCTTTACCTTTTAAAGAAATAGCTTTTTCATTTAAAGGATTAGGAACTTATTTAGCAAAACAATATGAACAATTAGAAAACTCAGGATGGGGTTCTTTAAGTTATACCTTAGATGATGCTACTTATGATGCTCCAGAACAAACCTACAATGTTCAAGTTCCTTATGAACATTTACAATATGAAAGATTATATAGTCAAGCTGGTGCTATAACTGATGTTCAATATGGTTGGTGTGTGGATGATAATAAAGATAGCTATATAGGAAAGCCGATTATTTTTTATGCAATAAGAAAAACAAGTGGAACTGATATTTTATTAAAACAAGCTGCAACTACCAATGCTGATATTGACGATTACTGGATTCCTTCAAATAGTCAAGCCTTAGCTTCTGGAACTAGCACGCAAAATATAAACTTTCAATTAGAGGTAAATGAATACACAGAAGATACTGCCTTTACAGGAACTTTATTTGAAAATTATTATAAGACTTATATTCAAAATGTCTTTAATAACAAAAGGCGTTTAACTAAGGTTAAAGCGTACTTACCATTAAAAATGATTTACAATTTAAAATTAAATGATAAAATTTCGTTAAATGGTTATACATATAAAATAAATAGCATAACTACCAATTTAACAACTGGAGAAAGTAGTTTAGAATTATTAAACGTAGTATGATAAAAAACATTATAGATTTATTACAAGTTTCAAATGGAGAAACAGAAAATATTAGAATAGCACAGGGTAAATATGCTTTACCTGAAAGTTTTTCTAAGGCATATAAAAAAATTAAAAAAGAAATTCAATGGCTAAAGACGTAGTAGTTAATTTAAAAGCAAATACAGCTCAAGCTGAAAAAAACGTAGAAGGTCTTAATAAAGATTTAAAAGAAACTCAAGCTGATATTAGTGGAATAGAAGATGCAGGAGATCAGATGACTGGTGGTATGGTATCTGGTTTTAAAGGAATGTTGGCATCTGTTAAAAGTGCTATTACAGGACTTAAAACTTTTAGAGGTGCTTTACTTGCAACTGGTATTGGTGCTTTTGTAGTCGCTATTGGTTCGGTGGCTACTGCTCTTAGTAATTCTGAAGAAGGACAAAACAGACTTAATAAATGGCTTACTCAAATTTCAGTTGTTATTGGAAATGTTACTGATATTTTAGGAAATTTTGGTAATGCAATAATTAGTGTTTTTACAGGAAACTTTAGTGAAGCAAAAGAAGCCTTAGCAGCAGTTACGGAAGGGATTAAAAACTTCGGAGAAGAAACAAAAAAAGAAATAAAAGTAGCTGGAGAACTTGCTGATATGAGGGCGAAAGCTGATAAAGTAGAACGAGATTTACTACTTGAAAGAGCAGAAGCAGATAGAAAATTTAATGAATTAAGAGAAAAGGCAGCAGATAAAGAAAATGTGGCTATTGCAGATAGAATAGCAGCTTTAAAAGAAGCAGCAGCTATTGATGAAGCGATTACTAAAAAAGAAATTGAAGCTGCAAGATTAAGATTTGAAGCTAAAAAAGCTGAAAACGCTTTATCAGCATCTACTAAAGAAGATTTAGATGAAGAAGCTGCTTTACAGGCTAGATTAATTGAACTTGAAACAGCAAGGCTTAAAAAGGCTAAAACCTTAACTGCTGAAATTACTACCAATTTAAGAGAAGCTGAATCTGAAAGAAAAAGAATAGCAGCCGAAGCTAAAAAAGCAATAGACGATGAAAACAAAGCAAAAGAAGATGCTGAGAAAAAATTAGCAGAAGTTAAAAAATTAATACGAGATAATACTGCTGTAAGTGAACAAGAAAAAAGAGATTTACAGATAATCAAAATAGATGAGCATTTCCAAAAATTAAAAGAACAAGCTATTGCTCAAAATTTAGATATAACAGAATTAGAAAATGCTAATGAATCTGCTAGACAAGCTAAATTAGATGAATTTGCAGCTCAAGATGATGCAAGAAATAAAAAAGCTGTATCTGACCAAAAATTAACTGATGCAGCTATGGTTATGAGCAAAAGAGCTTCTATAGCAACTATTGGTGGTTTAATGGGACAGCTTTCAGGTCTTTTAGGCGAAGGAACAGCAGCTTCAAAGGCAGCAGCATTAGCTGAAATTTTAATATCATCTGGTGTTGGGTTTGCTCAAGGTTTAGATATTGCTCAAAAATCTGCTAAAGCAACTGGTCCAGCAGCAGCTTTTGCATTTCCAATATTTTATGCTACTCAAGTCGTAGCTATACTAACAGCAATAGGAAAAGCTAAACAAATATTATCTAAAGTAAAAGCTCCTAGTGGTGGGGGTTCTAGTAGAGGTGGGGGTGCTGTACCTTCTGTTTCTGCTCCTCCTACTCCTCCTACTCCACCAGATGTAACTTCAGTTGGTGGCTCTGGTATGAATCAATTAGCAGATGCAATAGGTTCTCAAAATCAACAACCAGTTCAAGCGTTTGTTGTTAGTAATGACGTAACAACTGCTCAAAGTTTAGAACGTAACATCGTAGATGGTGCTTCTATTGGATAAATACAAAATTATAAATTAAAACCGTTATACAATTATGAAGATTATAGAACTCATCCTAGACGAAGCTCAAGACCTTATGGGAATTGAAGCTATTTCTATTGTAGAGAATCCAGCAATAGAAGAAAACTTTTTAGCGTTAAAGTCAGACGAAATCAAACTAGCAGAAATAAATAAAGACAAAAAGATATTAATGGGAGCTTTACTTATTCCTAATAAACCTATTTATAGAAACAACGAAGAAGGAGAATACTATATTTATTTTTCAAAAGATACTGTATTAAAAGCTAGTCAGCTTTATTTAAAAAACGGTAATCAAAACAACTCAACTTTAGAACATCAACACGAACTTAATGGTCTTACTCTAGTAGAATCTTGGATAGTTGAAGATGACAAATACGACAAGTCCAGAAAATATGGTTTAAATGTGCCAGTGGGAACTTGGATGGGTTCTGTAAAAGTAAACAATGATGATGTATGGAATGAGTATGTTAAGTCTGGTAAAGTAAAAGGATTTTCTATTGAAGGATATTTTGTAGATAAAATGGATGGAAAATATAATGAAAAAAAACAAGATAACTTTTCTAAAGATTTAGCTAATATAGAAGAAGAAGAAGCTAAAGAATTATTATCTGATATATCTGATATATTAATAAACAAAAAAGGAAAAAAATCTAAAACAGAATATCATTCTGACTATCCTCAATCCGTTAAAAACAATGCTAAGAAAGGATTAGAACTAAATAAGAAATTAAACAACAAATGCTTTTCAACTGTTAATAGAATAAGAGCTAATAAGCTAATTAAGGGTAAACCAATATCCGTATCTACTATTAAAAGAATGAATAAATATCTATCAAAAGCTGAGGAGCATTTTGACGCTAAAGATAAGCTGTCTTGTTCAACTATTAATTTCCTGTTATGGGGTGGTTTAGCTGCTAAAAAATGGTCAGCTTCAAAACTTAAAAAATTAAAAAATTGAAAAAGAAAGGGTATATACCAAGTAGGACAAGTCCTAAAAGTGGTAGTAGAGCTTGTTTCTGTAAAGACACTAATACTTACTCACGCACTTGTTGCAATGGAGACATATGGTCGCAAGGAATTGGAGTAATAAGTAGAACTGCATCTTGAAAATGCAAAATTAATTTTAATAACCGTTAATAGAATAATTATGAAATCAAGTGAAATGATAAACAAAATCAAAACGCTTCTTGACATTCAAGTAAAACTTGAAGAAAGGAAATTAGAAAATGGTACTGTTGTTGAAGCAGAATCATTTGAAAAGGGTAGAGAAATTTTCATCAAAACAGACGATGAAAAAGTCGCTATGCCTGTTGGCGAATATATCTTAGAATCTGGCGAATTAGTCGTTGTAGAAGAAGAAGGTATAATTGCTGACGTAAGAGATGTTAGTGATGACGTTCCTGCTAAAGAAGAAGATTCTGCTGAAACAGAAGATTTAGCTGAATTTGATCCAGATAGATACGTTAGCGTAGATGACTGGAGAGGTATGGAAGAAAGAATTGCTAATTTAGAAGATGCGATTGCTGATCTTAAAGGAGATAAGCAACCGAAATCTGAAAAAGTAGTTGAAGCTGAAGAACAAGAAAAAGATAACTCTAGACAACCAAAATCTAGAACTATCAAAGAGGAGTTCTCAGAAGAAAACAAAGAGAATAAAAAAGAAAACCTTAAAGACGAACTTAAAGATGAACTTTCAAAACCTGCTGCTAATCCTATTAAGCACAGTCCAGAAAACGAATCTAATAAGATTGAAATGAAAAGGTTTTCAGAAAAAAGACGACCATCTGTTATGGACAACGTCTTAGAAAAATTAATAAACAATTAAATTATAAACTATTATGGCTTTATCAATTACATCAACGTATGCAGGAGAATTTTCAGGGAAATATATCGCTGCTGCATTATTATCAGGTAACACAATCTCAAAAGGTGGGATAGAAGTGAGACCGAACATTAAGTATAAAGAAGTTGTTAAAAAAGTAGCAACGTCTGGACTTATTGTAGATGCAACTTGCGACTTTACAAGTGCTGGAAACATCACATTAACTGAAAGGATAATTCAACCTGAAGAATTCCAAGTAAACAATGAATTTTGTTTAACTCCATTTGTTAGCGACTGGGAAGCAGTTTCTATGGGCTATTCAGCTTATGAGAAAATACCTCCTAAGTTTTCTGACTTTTTAATTGCTCACGTTGCTGCTGAAGTAGCACAAAAGACTGAGCAAAATATCTGGCAAGGTGCTAATGGAACTGCTGGGGAGTTTGACGGATTAGTAACTTTAGCTGCTGCTGATTCAGACACAGTTAAGATTAGTGGTACAACTATAACTAACACTAATGTAATAGCAGAAATGGCTAAAATGATTGACAATGCTCCAAGTGCTATTTACGGTAAAGAGGACTTAAAACTTTATGTTTCTCAAAACGTAGCTCAAGCATATATTAGAGCTTTGGGCGGATTTGCAAACGTAACTCCTGGTTATGAAAACAAATCTCAAATGTGGTATAGTGGTCAAGAATTATCTTTTGATGGAGTACAAGTATTCCTAGCAGAAGGTATGGAAGATAATACTATGTTATTAGCTCAGAAATCTAACTTATGGTTTGGAACTGGATTGCTAAACGATGCGAACATTGTTAAGACACTAGATATGGCAGACTTAGATGGCTCTCAAAATGTAAGAGTTATTATGAGATTTACTGCTGGAGTACAATATGGTATTAGTACCGATGTTGTAGTCTATTGTGGTACTTGCTAATTAGAATACATTTAATATAAGGGTAGGATAGGATTACTCCTACCTTACCCTTTTTTTTTAACTTTATAAATATAATATTATGGCTTGTGCTTTAACAACTGGAAGGGAATTACCTTGTAAAACTGGGTTTGGTGGTATTAAATATGTTTACTTTGCAGATTATGGAACGCTAGGAACAGTTACTATAAACGCTGATGGTACTATTGACGCTATGTCTGGTTCACCTGCTTGGTATCAATACGACATAAAAGGCAATAGCTCTTTAGAAACTACTATAAATAGTTCTAGAGAAAATGGTACAACTTTTTATGCTCAAACTCTTAATCTTACTTTAACTTATTTAGACGTTGCTACTCAGCAAGAAATTCAACTTCTTGCAGTAAGCAGACCTCATTTAGTAGTAGAAGATTATTATGGAAACCAATTTTTATGTGGATATGAAAACGGAGTAGAATGTACTGGTGGAACGATTGTAACTGGAGCTGCTGCTGGAGATTTATCTGGCTTTACTTTGACTTTTGAAGGTCAAGAAGAAAAAGGTCCTTATTTTGTAGATGCAGGAGTAGTAACTGCTAATGCAGCTCAAATCACTCCAAACTAGGCTTTCTAATCTTAGTGGTATTCTTTAAAGAAAGGCATCCTTTTCAGGATGCTTTTTTTTATTATACAAATTGATAAAATAATTCCGTTATATATCAAATGATAGTTTTAACTACAACTGCAACTCAGACTTTAACGATAATACCTAGAGAATATTTAGGTAGTTTTTATGTTAAATTTAGAGATACAAGTTTAAATAAAACTTTTAGTTATTTTGAAGATACAACCACAACTAGTGGGGATTATCTAAGTTTTACTGGAAACTATGTAGATGCTTCAGATGATTCTATTTTTATTGAAGGTAGGTTTTATGATTTAGATGTTTATGCTGATTATAATTACTGGAATACTAATTTGAGTTTATGGGAAAACTACGATGAAATATGGCAAACGGATTCTAACCAAGAATCAAGGGTTTATAAAGACAGAGTATTCTGTACAGACCAAGATATTGACCAAGATGATTTTGATATGTATTCAATGAATAAAGACCAATACGTTACAAACGATTCTTATAATAATGAGTATATTGTAATATGAAAAAAAGAAAAAGAAATAGCTTTGGACAGTTTATGAAAAGCGTTAAATCTGAAATAAGTTTTGTCAATTTAAGCACATATACAAGTCCTGAAGTAATAGAAAAAACCAATAAAGAATGGGTAGAATATGGCGAAGATAATAACTACTTTCAATATCTTATTGATAGATATAATGGCAGTCCAACAAATAATGCTGCAATTAATGGTATTAGTCAATCTATTTATGGCAAAGGTTTAAATGCAACTGATGCAAATAGAAAGCCAGAAGAATATGCTAAGATGGTATCTATGTTCAATAAAGATACCGTTAGAAAATTATGTTATGATCTGAAACTTATGGGACAATGTGCTATTCAAGTAATCTATTCTAAAGATAGAAAGTCAATAGCAAAATTAACTCATTTTCCAGTTGAAACACTAAGAGCCGAAAAAGCAAATGAAGAAGGAGAAGTTCCAGCTTATTATTATTGTAAAGACTGGTCTAAAATTAAACCTAGTGATAGTCCATTAAGGATACCTGCTTATGGGCATAGTAAAGAATCAATAGAAATATATTATGTACAACCTTATAAAGCAGGGTTTTATTATTATAGTCCAGTAGATTATCAAGGTGGACTTCAATACTGTGCTTTAGAAGAAGAAATATCTAATTATCATTTGAATAATATAGAAAACGGTTTAAGTCCTTCTATGTTAATTAACTTCAATAATGGTATTCCTAATCAAGAAGAAAGACGAATATTAGAGCATAAGATAGCTGAAAAGTTTAGTGGTTCTAGTAATGCTGGAAAATTCATTCTTGCTTTTAATGATAATAAAGATGCTCAAGCTGAAATAACTCCAGTTCAACTATCAGATGCACATCAACAATATCAGTTTTTAAGTGAAGAATCTACTAAAAAGATAATGTTAGCTCACAGGGTAGTTTCACCAATGCTTTTAGGTATTAAAGATTCTACTGGATTAGGTAACAATGCAGATGAAATTAGGACAGCCAGTTTGCTTATGGATAATACTGTTATAAGACCGTTTCAGGAACTTTTAATAGATTGCTTTGATAACCTATTAGCGTACAATAATATTGCCTTAAACCTCTATTTTATTACGTTACAGCCTTTAGAGTTTACAGAAGTTGATCCTGACTTACAAGATAAAGAAGCTATTGAAGAAGAAACAGGAGTTAAACAAGATTTATCTGACGATAGACCAGAATTATCGGATGATGAAGCTAAAGATATTCTAGGAAGTTTAAGAGAATCTGCTCAAGAAATTGGAGACGATTATGAATTTGTAGATGAATTAGATGAAGATGAAGAAATTAGTAATGAGGACTGGGCAAATTCTTTAATAAAAGAAAAGAAAAGTACCTTATCTAAATTAAAGTCTTTTGTGGGTTTAGAAAGTGCTAGTGAAGATAATGTAGGTAGTGTTAGAGATGGAAGTGCTTTTAGTTATTTAGATTCTAAAAATGATCTATATAAAATACGTTATAAATATGCAGTTGGTTCTAGAAAACCAATGCAAAGTGGAAATAAGTCTAGAGACTTTTGTGAAGAAATGATGAAGCTATCTGGTAATGGTTTAGTATGGAGAATAGAAGATATAGATAAGGCTTCTTGGAGGGAAAATGTAAACGTAGAATTTAGACACAAAAATAAACGATACGATATATTTAAGTTTAAAGGTGGTATATATTGTAGGCATAAATGGGTACGAGTTTTATATAAAGCAAAAAATAAAACAGAAATATCTGAAAACTTAAAAGATTATAGAAAAGCAACTAAAAAAGAGTTTCCTTCCTATATGAATAATAAGAAACCTAGAGGTACAAAAGAAAGCGTTATAGCTCCTGAAAATATGAAAAATAGAGGAGCATATCCAAAATAGAAAAATATGGCAGCAACAGCGTTATTTATAAATAGAACTGATTTAGTAAGAAACTCCATTATTGATGGAAATGTTGATACTGATAAATTCATCCAGTTTATTAAATTGGCTCAAGAAATACATATACAGAATTATATGGGGACTGAGCTTTATAATCAAATTGGAACAATGATTAGTGATGGTACTATTGATGACGTTGGTAATGCTAAATTTAAAACTCTATTAAATGATTATATAGCTCCTATGCTTATATGGTTTGCTCAAGTGGATTACATTCCTTTTGCAGCCTATCAAATAAGAAATGGAGGAATATATAAACATTCATCTGAAACTTCAGAATCTGTTTCAAAAAATGAAGTAGATTTTTTAGTAGAGAAAGCAAGAACCAATGCAGATTGGTATGCTAGAAGGTTTATTTCGTATATGGATTTTAACCAAAGTGATTTTCCAAAATATACGAGTAATAGCAACGATGATATTTCACCTTCAGATGAAGCTACGTTTAATGGATGGGTATTATGACATATAAACCTAAAAAAAATAATATAGAAAAATTAAGAATTTTTTTAAAAATAAAACAAAATAAACAAATAAAAAATGGCAAGTCTATTTAACACTAAGATTTCAAATACATATGTAGGTTTAATTAAGACGCTTGATTCAGCAGTTATTTCATCAAGTCTAAAAGAGCTTTCCGATGGTTCTGGTAATTCAACTGGCTTATCTATAAATACAGGTGGAGATTTCAAAGCGACAGGAACGATTGAATGGGGTTCATTAAAGGATACAGGAGAAAATATAACGATTACTAAATTTGTAGATGAAGCTGATGGCATAGCTTCAAATGATAATGATACAACAATTCCAACTAGTGCTGCAATAGTAGATTATGTAGCTTCAAGAATAACCTTAGAGGACTTAGATTTTAGTGGTACAACTGGCACAGGCTCTGTAGATTTAGACAGTCAAGTTTTTGCTATTGTAGGTACAGCAAATGAAATTGAAACAAGTGCAGGAAGTCAGCAATTACAAATAGGATTACCAAGTACAATTACAGTTAATGTTACTGGAAATGTAACAGGAAATTTAACTGGAGATACAACTGGAAATGTTACAGCTACAAGTGTATTAGCAGATGGTGTTACAGCTACAACTCAAAGTGCTGGAGATAATTCTACAAAAGTAGCGACTACAGCTTACGTTGAAACAGCAGTTGATACGGTAGATACTTTAGCTGAAATACTTGCTATTGGAAATACAACTGGAGGAACAAGTATAACTGTATCTAGTGGAGATAATATTAATTTTACTGATAGTTCTATGGCTATTTTTGGAACTGGTAGTGATTTAAAAATTTATCACGATGGCTCTACAAGTTACATAAAAGATGTAGGTACTGGTAATTTAGAATTACAAGGAAGTGCTATTATTTTAAAAGATACAAGTTCTAACACATTAGGAACATTTTATAGTGGTGGAAAAAGTGAACTCTACTTTAATAATTCAAAAAAGTTTGAGACAACTTCAGATGGTGCAACTGTTTCTGGTGGTTTAACAGCAACTGGTAGTTCGGTATTTACTGCTGCAAGTTTTAGTGG